TGACGTGGATTTGCATAACGATTTGTTAGCCCAGGAAGAGGACGAAAAAATTGAGTATGTAAAACAATTAAAAGAATACATTAACGAATTATAAAACCCAATAAAATGATTACAGTAGTAACAATTACCGGTGCAGACGAAAGCGTTAAACCGGGCGATCTATTCCAATTGTCAATGAAATACCCGTTTGTTGAATGGGCTATTTTAGTAAGCCGAAATAGTACCGGCCAAAAATCCAGGTTCCCGAAAATGGATTGGATTAAAAGTTTAATTGATGTTGCCGCCGTAACAAAGCATTCCCAGGCACCAATGAAATTATCGTTACACCTTTGCGGGGATTACGTTAACGAGTTATTGAACGGCGAAGTTGGTTTTATCTATTCAGAGTTGGCCGAAATTTGGTTGGCATTCCAAAGGTTCCAAATAAACACCCACGGAATAGCACACGAATATGACGGTAAAGGTTTGATCGAAACATTGAAGTTGTGGCCGGAAAAGGAATTTATATTTCAATACGACGAAGTAAACGACGGAGCGTTGAAAGCATGCGTTAATGCCGGTGTTAATTGTTCGGCCTTGTTCGACCTTAGCCACGGAGCGGGAATTGCACCGGATAAGTGGCCGCAACCAATAGACGGCATCAAATGCGGATATGCCGGCGGTATCAGTCCCGAAAACATAGTAAAAAACATTATGGCCGTTAACTCCGTGAGCCGTGGCCGGGAAACGTGGATTGATATGGAAACACACGTTAGGTCAAACCAGGATAAACAATTTGATCTTTACCGGGTTGAGGATTGTTTGCGGAAATACACCGAATTTAAAACACATAGGTTTGAACCATAATGATTGAAATATTCGGCTATTGGTATAATTGGACACCGGAATTATTAAAAAAAGAAATAACCGACCGATTATTGGCCGGGGATGAACTAACCATTTGTTACAAAGAAAAAACCGCATGGGTTAATAAATGGCATAAAAACCCGGTTCAAATAAATTTCGAGTTATCCAAAGTAATAGTTGCTTTGGGGATTGTTGGAGAGGATAGCGGAAATTTAGACACGGGGGAGGTTCATTATAATTTTAATAATAGGTAGTACAGATTTAACCCGGGAATTAACCCCCGGGTTTTTGTGGTTAATGGAGTTTATACGGTTTATTGATTTCCCGCAATGCGGCATTAATTAAAACCTGCAATTTATCCAGGTGCGCAAAGTCAATTGGACGATTCATTTTAACGTTAATGCAAAGTTCATTAAGTTCATCCATTAGGTGTTGATATTCGTAAATCAACGGTAATTCTCGTTTCCTCATACATGTATAAATGCACCGAGGTTACCGGATAAAAATAATTACCGAAAAACCCGTAAATTAGCCCCGTACAACGTTAACAAGTTTACAGAGATAGAAAGCATTAAGTATTAACAAAAGACCGCTTAAAACGAAAAATAACCAAAAACAACGCAATGGGTTAGCAATAAGTTTAAGAGGATGCAACGCAAAGGAGCAAAACACAAAAAACCGCATAGGTAAAACACATATTACCAAAAGCGAAAGTTTAAAAAAGTGTCAAAAATCCCCGCAATGCAACGTTTAAGGGTTTTAACAAATGGAAGAGAAAAACACAACCGGCCATAGGAGGCCAAAAATTAGCACCAAACGCACAAAGGAGCAACAACAATACGATATGCGTTATTGCTCCGAAATGTTTTTAAAGGGTTATACGTACCGAGACGTTGCGGCCGCTTTAAATAAACACAATGCCGAAAGGGGCATGGATTATACCATTACCCACGTTAATGTTTTTCGGGATGTTAGATTGGCTTTGATTGAATGGAAAAAAGCCAGGTTGGAAAATATAAACGACTATGTTGCTTTAGAGTTGGAGAAATTGGATAAAATCGAGGTTGAGGCATGGGAGGCGTGGGAAAAATCAAAGACCGGTAAATTAAAAGACAAATCCAGGAATAGCAAAAAGCCAAATAAATTGGATGCAGAGGTTAACGAACCGGATTATTACGGTTATTCGGAAACAACAAAAGAAACATCCGCCGGAAATCCAAAGTTTATGGATATACTTTTAAACGTTCAACAACGCCGTGCTAAACTATTGGGCTTTGATGCGCCGGCGAAAATTGATTTATCCGGTTCAATTGATCGGGGGGCGGATGAAAGGCCAAAATATAACGTGTCTGATATTCCAAAAGACTTATTATTTAACCTCGTCGATAAATTGCAAAATGCGGAGGCGGCCAGGATAGCGGCAACCAAAGGGTTGGTTAATTAAAATAAAAAGAATTTCTTTTGGTTTTATTAAAAATGTTGTATATTTGAGTATCAAAAGACGACGGGGCGTTTTCCTCGGACTTAACATATTTAGATATATGAATAATAAAAATGGTTTAGTAAACACCGGTTCGTTTGAATGCTTTGCAAAAGACTTTCGGAACGAAAAGCGGACAACTCCATTATCCGAAACCGTTACACCGAACATGCTTTTAAGTAGGTGTACCACTAAGTTAAATGAACGAATATTTAACGAAGTGAGGAGATTAAAAACGTAAGATTGCCCGCACTAACAATGCGGGCTTTATAGATTGCAATCAAATTGCGCAAAATGCGAAAATTTACGAGGGTTGTATGCAATTATTTTGCACTTTTGTATTATGGAGTTACAAATAAAAGAAGTTGCCAGGAAAAACAAAATAACGATAACCAATTTGGCCGTTAAAATGGGGGTGCCTCGTCGAACGCTTTACTATTGGATTGAGCAAAGTATTACTTTTGAGGATTTAAACCGAGTGGCCAACGCTTTGCAATGTAACATCGTTGAATTAATTAAACCCTCCGACGGTTTCGTGCATTGGTACAACGACGAGGGAATTTATAAGGGAATGTTAAAAGCTTAAACTTTGAGTAAATGAGAAACAAAAAAGTAAAAGTTGAATTTGAGATCAACACCGAAAAAATATCGGTTGACTTTCTGCATAAAATTGTAGAACGTGCAATTACTGATATTGCTCCAACACTAATAACCAAATTGGATGTTCAAGTTTTTAGCTATGAAACAAAGGAAGAGATTTTGGAAAGCCAGGGTTGGATAAAAATATTGGACGACCAAAGTAATATCCCGGATAACGAAAACGCATTGTATAAAGTTTATTCGCCAAAAGAAGATTTATCGAAGTACCCGCCGGTTAATTGTTATCGGTTGGCGGTTATGACTTCGTTAGGCCGTGGGAGCGTTACCCACTTTTTCCCACTTTGACCATGAAAAAGCAAAATAACGAGACGATCAACAAATTGGTCAAGGAAACCAAAAAGGCAGTTGACTACCAAATGTTACCAAATTCCACAATGATGGAATGCGTAGCGATCACGGCCGACGGCACCGAATACATTTTTGATCTAACGTTTGGGCAATGGATGACGATAAAGAAAAAACCAGGCGTTCAATATTTGCCATACCAAAAAGGATTTGCCCAATTTAAAAATGCAATACGAACAACTTACACTTACTAACATGAAAACAATTTGGAGGTTTATAAAAAGGACTTGGTATAAATTAGATCGGTATTCGCCTTTTTACTCAATGGCATTTGGAAAGTTTAGGGTTTTATACAGAGACGGCCAACGAACAATTCCGATGGATTATAAGACTGCAAAGGATTATGCCAAAATGTTTGGGGGTAAAGTAATTGATAATTTTTAATTAAATAATTTGAGCGATTATGAAAAAGACTAAAAAACAATATTACCAATGCGGACATTGCCACAACATCGAAGTAAACAATTGTCTTAGATGCAGTAAATGCCAGGGCGCAATGTTTAAGTATCGGGATGTGATCGGTATAGGCGTACCACGTTTAATTGATGGTAAAGTTTATTTGAAAAGCTAATGGCAATAAAATATAGCTATCCAAAGTTTGACGTAACCAATGGGGTTTATACCGCTTGTTTAAATCCTAAATTTTGCGTCGTACTTTCCAGGGCGGGAAACTATAGCCGTAAATACGGATTTGAGTTTAATGTTTATACGTCACGTTCGGTTGTTATAAAACACGAAAGGCGTATTTACATGAGTACGTTATCGGCATCCGAATTTTTCGATAAAGCCAACCGGTTCATGGGTTCCGAATTAATGCGAGTGTTACAGGAAACCGTAAAAGCCGACCCGCTATTACTTGAAAACAATAATATCAAACTTTTGAAATGAGAAAAAAGCAATACACAATCCAGGATTTAAAGAAACACGATCAATTCGTTTTCAATGATAAAACCTATACAGTACACAAAAAGTATAGAAATGACGATTCCCCATTAATAACCGAGTGCGGCGAATTGTTCCACAACGAGGAAATGCCGGTTAATTACATTGGTAAAAACCCAAATAGATAATATGAATTACTTAATTACCGCCGACGGGATGGAACCGTTTTTAACCAAATGGTACGATTACGAAAATAATTACCGTGCCGACTTGAATATGGTTGTTTACGATTTGGATAACCAATGTTACACGACCAACGGCACCGATTGGAAAGAATTAGAAGTTGACCACCTATAACATGAACTTAAAAAAGCCTTTAGAAATCGATACTTATTGGAATAGCCCGGAATTTGAGGAAATGCGGGAATTGGGTATTGATTGCGAGTACATACCGGTATTCAAGAAAATAACATTCTACACAGTAGATCACATTTTTAGTTGTGAATCGAAAAACGAACCTATTGAGAAAGGTTACATTATGTCGGGCGGCGAACAATACCGAACCGTTTTAACTTACCAGGAATTAAAAGCGTTAATTGATAAAAACATATAATGACTTTAGAAAACACCCAGGATAAAGAGGTTTTAAAATTACTTAAAGCGTTGGAGGATAACCCCAACGCTTTAGTTGTTGAAGCGGCACGGCATAGGTTTAAAAACTTTTCCCGTTACGTTCAACCGGATATGACATTTGAACCGTACCACGATGTTTATTACACGGTGTTGGATATGTTCGCCCGGGAGTTAATCAAAAAGTTAATTATTCAGATGCCGCCCCAACATGGTAAATCCGAGGGGTCGAGCCGAAAGTTACCCGCTTTTATATTGGGTCGTAACCCGGATAAGAAAGTTGTAATTGGAAGTTATGCAACTTCGTTTGCCCAGGATTTCAACCGGGACGTTCAAAGGATAATTACAACAACGGCTTACAATGATCTATTCCCGGCAACAACATTGAACGGGTCGAACGTTGTAACAATGAGTAACACGTATTTACGTAACTCCAATGTTTTCGAGATCGTGAATAAAAAGGGAGGTTTACGGGTTGTTGGTCGGGGTGGTGCCTTAACCGGTAAAACCGTTGACATTTCAATATTAGATGACGTTTACAAAGATTATGCGGAGGGCAATAGCCCGGTTGTTCGGGATGCCGCTTGGAAGTGGTACACAACCGTTGTTCGTACCAGGTTGCACAATGACAGTCAAGAATTAATTGTATTTACCCGTTGGCATGATGGTGACATTATCGGTCGATTAGAGAAAGCCGAAACCGTTGTTGATGTAAAATGTTGGGATGATTTTAATAATGTTCCGCCGGGTGCGTGGATTAGAATTAATTTCGAGGGTATAAAGACCGGCGAACCTACAGAGTTAGACCCACGGCCGGCCGGCAATTCACTTTGGGAGGCACGGCACGGGATTGCGAAATTGGAGGCTAACAAATCATTAGACCCGGTACAATTTCAATGCTTATACCAGGGCGACCCGGGAGGTGCGGCCGGTCGGCTTTATCAACCATTCAAAACGTGGACGGATGGGGACGACAAAAAGGAGTGGGGGCAATACATCCGTTCCGGTGCTTACGTCGATGTTGCCGACGAGGGGGACGATATGTTGGCGGCCGCTACTTACGACATTTACAAAAGTGACAACACGGTTTATAATGAGCAAACCAAAAGGTTCGAGCCGTTGTTGTACGCACTAATTACCGACTTTGAATTTACCGAGGAAAACACCGACGTTACAACAATAACGGTTCCTCAAATGATTAATCGAAACGGGAGCCAACGGGCGCACATCGAAAGTAATAACGGGGGTGCGCAATTTGAAAAGACGATAAAGAAAAAAATTAAAGCTTTAACAAATCCATTTTACCAGGGAGGAAATAAGGAAAGCCGAATTGTCACAGCGTCGGCAATGGTTAACATGCACATCATTATGCCGTTTGGATGGGAAACGAGATTTCCAAAAGTGTATGAGCATATAACCGGGTTTTTGCGAAACTTCGACGCTAACACCCACGACGATGCGGAGGATTTAATTACAGGAATTTACGAAAAGGAAATTGCCGGCGGAAATATTAAGCCGTACAACCAGGTAAGTAAAGGCGTTAAAGTTCGTGGTTAAATACAAATAAATTGGAATGAAAGAAATATTTGTATTTTTGTTTCAAATAACAGGGCAATGGGTCAGCCTTTAATTAATCAAATAATATTTACGTAAACAATTAAAAACATGATTACAGGAAATTGTGCATGCCCGGCGGATGAATCGTTGCCAGAAATCCCAGGGGTAGTATGTGCCGAAAACTTCGGACAAATTCAAAAAGTAGCTTTTCAAAGGTTAAGAAAGGACGACGGAACACGCAACAGTTTCGTGACGGCCGCCGGCATTCAATTGTTGGCATCTTGGACACCTAAATTAGCGGCTGCAGATTCAACAAAGATTGTTGTTTCGCCTTATATCCAGGCACCAACAAATGAGCCAGGAGCGGCAAGAACATTTGGAGGTGGTAACGAAACGTTAGGAGGTATTGAGGAAATTATAGGCCGTGAGCCGTCGGCATTTACCGGTGCTTTGCGTCGCATTCCTCAATCGGTTATCAAAATTATGAAAGCGTTGCAATGTGAAGCGGCCGCCGGTAATTTAGGTATTTACCTTTTCGACGAGTTCGGAGCGATCGAGGCGGAGCAAGACCCAACGGTTGCAACAACATTTTACCCAATTCCGGTTCGTTCGTTGTTTATTAGCGACAAAGGACACGGCGGTTTGGAGGCACCGGATAGCAACACTATCCAATGGATGTTCATGCCGAATTATTCGGACAACCTTAAAATCATTATCCCGACGGACTTTAACCCGTTAACGGATTTAGTACCGGCACCGTAACCAATGGCAAAGGTTCAGAACGTGGAACTTTACAATACAGTATTGGAACGTTCCGAAAGTTTCGAGATTAACCACGCCGAACGAATTTTAAGAATGCCAAAAAACGGCGGTTGGCAATTACCGGAGGATTCACAATATAAATTCGACTTTAACAATGGCATTGGGTATAGAAGTAATAAAAAAGCAGTTATTGGAACCGAAAAAACGGGCAACAATAGCGAAAGCGATTCAGCATCAGAATAGAATTAAATTCCATGCTCAAACCAATATTACCCCGGTTATCAACCAACCGTTAACGGACTTTTTAAGTTTCGTTGGTGCCTTAATTCCTAAAGATAAGTTTAGAATTTTTAAAACACTTTTCCGTTATCCCGTTAAAACCAATGGGATAACGGGAATTTGCTTTGATAAGTTAAGCCGTGTTTTTGATGGTCGTAACCCGGCGTTCAATTATCAGTTTATGGATAGTGAGCAAAGGGACGATTGGGAATATTACCGCCAGGATGTTTTGCACGAACCAACCATTTGGCAAACGAAAGGTTGGGACTTTTTTAAAACCGAGATCAACAGCGTTTTAATTGTTGATTTACCCGCCGAACAAGACCCAACGGATAAGTACCCGCAACCGTATTTCTACTTTCTTACCATTGACCAGGTGTTGACGTATGAGGTGGATTACAAAACCGGGTACATGAATTGGATTATATTTAGACAACCGGACGGAAAAATTGCCGTGTTCGATAAAGAACATTTTGAGGTTTACAATTATGACCAATCTAAAAACTCAATTGGTGCGATAATTACAAGTAACGCACATGATTTAGGATATTGCCCGGCTCGTTTCTTTTGGAATGAGCCTTTGGACATTTTAAACCCCGACGTTAAAGCGCACCCACTAACCAAAGAATTGGAATCAATGGATTGGTTTTTGTTTTTCCACGGTTCCAAAAAGGTATTGGATATTTTCGGGGCTTACCCTATTTATTCCGGTTATGCCCAGGATTGCGATTATACCAACGAGGATTCGGGGGATAGTTGCGACGGTTCCGGTTTCTTGTTGAGCGCACGGGGTACATACAATTTGGATAATGCCGGATTAATTCAGCGTTGCCCACGTTGTTACGATAAACGAATTGCGGGAGCGGGAACATTTATTGAAATCCCAATTCCTAAAGGCGACCCGAAAGCGGACAACTACCAACCCGATCTTAAAAACCCGGTTCAATTGTTAGGTGTTGACGCAACAAGTTTAGCCTATAACGTTACCGAGGAGGAGAGATTGAAAAACAACATTATTACCGGTGTTGTTGGTGTTGAGGGAGAGGGTAACAACGACCAGGCAATTAACGAAAAGCAAGTTGCTGCCAATTTTGAAAGTCAAAGCGCAATAATTAACCGAGTGAAAAAAGGATTTGAGGCCGCAATACAATTTGTCGATCAAACGGCATGCGCATTGCGTTACGGTAAAAGCTTTATTTCTGCAAAGGTTAATTTAGGTACGGAGTTTTTCACATTGAGCGCAACCGATTTAAGAAACCGTTACAAGGCCGCAAAGGAAAGCGGAGCAAGTGAAGCGGAGTTGGACGCACTACATAACCAAATCATTGAAACCGAATACAGGAACAACCCAACGCAAATGCAACGCATGTTTATATTGGCAGAGTTAGAGCCATACAGACACATGACCAGGGACGAAATGTTGGTGTTAAGTGAAAAGGGTATTGTTAGTGCAGAGGAATTGCGCATTAAATTAAATTTCCCGACATTCGTTCGACGATTCGAGAGAGAGAATACAAATATTTTAGAGTTCGGGACGCAAATCCCTTTCGATAAAAAAATTAACATCATTTTAAATAAATTCAAAGAGTATGGAAGTGAAAACACCACAGGGCAATAAGGACGTACAGATTACGGACGTAAACGCCGAAAACTACATTGTACCGAAAGGCGAGGAACATTTGTTTCATGCTATCATTGAGGTAAAAAAGTTTGATGCTAACACCGGTAAACGTCAAAGTGTACCGAGAGTTCAAAAGTTTGGTAAAAAATCATTCGAGAGCGGAAAGGTTAGAGAAAATTTAGTTCGTCAAGGTTATGACATTATTATTTTGCATGACCCTAACGAATGGTTAAAAACGCACCAATTGCAATTGGCCGAAAAACAAAAGCAAGACCAGGAACAAGCTTTGGAAAACAAAAGGCAAAAAGAAGAGTTGGCCGCCCAACAATCGGAAGAGGCGCAACAAAAGAAAATCGACGATGCCGTTGCAAAAGCGTTGGCCGCTCAAAATGCAGCAAACCAACAAGCAATCGACAAAGCAGTTAAAGCAGCGTTGGCCGCTCAAAAGCCGGCAAAAGTTGAAGAGCCTAAAAGCGAAACCAAAACCAAAGAAAAAACAGTTGACGAAAAAATTTCGGATGCTGCAAAGGGTGGTAACGCCGGTGGTACAAGTACCAAATAAATTATTTAATTTTACACAATAAAAATTCAAAGGGTTAGAATTATGGCATTAACTAGAGAAACCATTATTGCAAACGCAGCGTTAGCAAATTTAACAGACGACCAAATCAAGGCGTTGGAAACATTAAGTACAAATGATGAAAACACCGTTATTGGTAAAAAGACCGGGGAGATTTACCGGGAAATGGACACGAAGATTAAAGAGATAACAGGCGTTGAGCGTAACGGGGACGAAAAGACCTATCTTTATTTAGCGAGAGCGGCAACCGGATTAAAAGACCAGGTTAAAGACTTGGAGGGTTTTAAAACCCAGGTTGACACTTTAACCAAAGAAAAGACCAGGTTAGAAAAAGCGATTAGCGACGGAGCGACCGACGCAGAAACTAAAAAACAATTAACCCAGGCTAAAGCAGATTTAACCGCAATTACCAATCAGTACAACACATTAAAAACCGAACACGACACCGCAAAAACAACGCATGAACAAGCGATTTTTGACGTAACGGTTAAACATGATTTGTCAGCGGCAACGGCGGGAGTTAAATTAAAAGCTGAATTACCTAAAAGCGTTACCGACCTTTTGTTAAACCAGGCGTTGGACAAAGTAAAAGCAATGAAACCGGAATACATCGACAACGGCCAGGGAGGTAAGCAACTTGTTTTTAAAGACGAAGCGGGCGCAATAATGAGAAACCCGGAAAATCAACTTAACCCGTTTACGGCGGCCGACTTAGTACAAAAAGAGTTAAAAGCACTTGGAGTATTAGACGAGGGACGTAAAGCGGCGGGAGGTGGAACCGGCGGAGAGGGCGGACAAGGTGGACAAGGCGGAGGCGGAACCGTTATTGATGTTAAGTCGGCTAAAACACGTGTTGAAGCAAACGAAGCTATTGGAGCCACTTTAATGGCGCAAGGGTTAACGGTTGGTTCGGACGCATACGACGCAGCAATGACGCAAGCGTGGAGAGACAACAACGTTGCCGTATTACCGGAACAATAACAAAACAAAAAACAATCAACGGGCAATGGGTTAGCCTTATCAAAAACAATTAATTAATATTTAAAAACATGAGTTTAATAGCAACAAGGGTACAAAATTGGCGAGTAGCAAACCCGGCTTTTGACAAGAACATGACCCGCCCGCAAGAATATGGGGCGTTAGATTTCTTTATTCAGCAAACCAACGCCGCAAACAGTATTTTAAGCCCGGAGTTAAGGGATAGGGCTTTGCGCTCAATCGGTAACACTTTACAAATTCCGGTTATCAATTTCGACGAAGCCGTGCAAGTGGCCAACGTTCGTTCATGCGTTATTGCAGATAACGAAAATACATCGGCGTTATACACCGTGGTTTTCGCAACGTTCTCAATCGGTTTTACGATGGTGCCGGCTGCATACATGAATAACGAAATTTCTTACAACCACGATTGGACACGTAAGATTGAAAAGGTAACACGTGCATTGGCTAATGCTTTAGACATTGGTGCGGTTACTGCATTAGAGGCAAACAAAACCCAGGTGTTTAAAGATTTGCTTTATTATACCGCCGTTGGTAACGACGTGCAAGTGCCGTGGGATTTAAGAGAGGTTGTGTTGTCGGATGCTAACACAATGATGCGTGCAAACGAATATCCAGGTTTATTACACGTTATCGGTAATGCCGGTATTGATTCAATGATTCGCCAATTAGCGAAACACGGAATTTACAACGACGTAAACAACCGCATGGAGTTTGAAAACAAAGTTATCCACTACACCAACAACATCGTAAACGAGGCGGGTAAATTCGCAACGGCATTTGTTGTTGAGGATGGTAACGTTGGTATGTTAACCCGTGTTGATCGTGAAGCGGTACGCCGTGCAAAAGCAAACGACCACGAATGGGATATTGTGCGTTTACCTTACATTGACTTACCGGTTGGTTCACACTTTTACACGTCGGTTGGCGATCAATCGGCAATTGCGGGTGCAGCAACGGCCGATCTTACATGTGCGGTAAAAGAACATTTTGGATTTTCGGTTGATGTTGCATTTATTGTTGCTTACAACAGTAACCCGGCAACAATTGCCAATCCAATTATGAAATTGGAAATTGCGCAATCAACGGCAGCAAATCCGGTTGCTCGTCCGGTAACAATTGTTAACGGAGAGGATAACCCGGTTTACACGTCGGCGGTTGTTTAATCGAAAAGTTCACTAACAAATTAAAGGGGCGGGTAAAATACCCCGTCCCTTTTTTTCATTTATACCCACTATGTACAGGATTAAAGAGATACAAGAAAAATTATTGCATTTGGTTGGTTGGGAACAATCATATAATCCGGCAAACGCAATTGACGAGGCAATGACCGAAACGGAAACCGGTTTGTTTTTCCAGGGAGCGCACCCGCTTTTAACTTTGGATAACGTGGCCGCAATTATGCCGGACGATTGGGGTTACCAATACCCGGATTGGGATTTAACAAAAGAGTACAAAGCAGGGGATAAAGCGAAATTTGGAAATACTATTTGGATTGCGAAAGTTGACAACCTAAACCAACAACCGTCCGAAAACATTTATTGGAAAACCTACAACATGTTATCCGACTTTTTGGAGAAATTAACCAGGGACGGAATAGTTAAGGCAATCCAAACTTTTATCCAGGCAAAAAGGCTAAACGAGGAAACAAAGAATTTATTGGAAAACGTAACATTCTTTGACGGTGCCGGTCGATTGGCCGCAACTATTAGCAACATGGAAAAATTGGTTGGCTTTGAAATTACCAACGTTCGTTCTATGGGTGTAACTTCAAAGATCGAACGAATAGGTTTGCAGATGACCGGGGCAACCGGAATTGTTAAGGTGTATTTATTTCATAGTTCCCGGGTTGAGCCAATCCAAACATTCGATTTGGATTTTACAGTTGAAAACGGCGGGTTCCAATGGTTTGATGTAAAGGATTGTTATTTGCCTAATATTGGAAGTAAAACCAATGCCGGCGGTTCGTGGTACTTAACATATAACCAAAATGATTTGCCGGCCGGTATGCAAGCGGTAAACGTGACAAAGGATTGGAGCGTTGAGCCATGCGGAACATGCGGAATTAATAACATTGAGAATTGGCGCAACATAATGAAGTATTTGGAGGTTTCCCCGTTTATGATGCAAGCCCCAACAACATTTGAATCGATACCCGAAATGTGGGACGTTGAACGAATGATTTACACTACAACTCAAAACTATGGTATGAACGTTGAAATTTCCGTTGGTTGCGATCTAACGGATTTTATAATTTCTCAACGATCGATATTCCAAACGGTAATTCAAAGACAAGTGGCCGCAAATGCTTTGCGCACTATGGCAATGAACCCGGACGTTAAGGTTAACCGAAATCAATCGAACGTTTCAAAAATGGATATTCTTTATGAGTTAGACGGGAACACGTCGGGCGTTCGTCCCAACGGTTTGGGTTATGACCTTAAAAAAGCATTCGACGCATTAAGTTTAGATACAAAAGGAATTGACCGGGTTTGTTTGGGTTGCAATAACGGCGGGGTTAAGTATAGATCAATTTAAGCTATGCGAATAATCAACGATTTGCGCAAACGAGTAAAGGAGTTCGACGAGGGTTTAAAGTCCGGGCTATTCATTTCCGAAATTATATTGGAAAACGAGGCGTTCATTGTTAACATGAATAGCGAGTTGCAATTGTATGACCAGGGGGTTAACGCTTTGGGTGTTAGTATTTCGGATTACAAACCGTATGCAGAATATACGATTGAAATTAAAAAGGCTAAAAACCAACCATACGACCGGGTAACGCTGCATGACGATGGGGATTTTGCCGGCTCATTCTTTTTACAAGTAGGAACCGAAAATTTTGAGATCAAAGCCGGGGATTTCAAAACAGTTGATCTAATGAAAAAATACGGTCGCCAAATATTGGGTTTAACCAACGAAAACTTAACCCAATTAATTTGGCAGTATATTTACCCCGATTTAAAAACAACAACAAGAAAATACATTTATGGCAAATCCTAAAGCACCCGTTATTGATAACCCACAATTAATTGATATTGTATTGGGAGAAATGCAAACCGGATTGGTTAGCAATTTGGGTTGGTTGGATATGGCGTTTGGCCGTGCGCAAAGGTTGGTTAAAACCATTGAAACCAAAAAATACTTTACCCCAAACGTTTACACCGGTAAAGGGAACGAATATATTGGAGTTGCCCCGGATTCAAAGATTGGCAACTTTTCATTCTTTTGGTTAGATGACCCGCAAACAATGAATTGGTTGCCAGGTCAGCAAGGCGACATTAAAACAAATTTCTCTTTGATCTTTTGGTTTGACCTTAGAAGAGTTTACAACGAAGCCAACAACCGCAATACAGAGTTATTAAAAGCAAATATTTTAAGAACTTTAAACGGAGGTTTCCCAATGAGGAGCGGCCGAATTAAAATCAACCGGATTTATGAGCAAGCCGAAAACATTTACAGAGGCTTTACTTTGGACGAGGTGGATAATCAATTTTTAATGCACCCGTTCGCCGGCTTTAGGTTCGAGGGCGAATTGACAATTATAGAACCGTGTTTGATTTAGATATGGAATATTTACACGTTGTTTTAATGGTCGCTTTATTGGCGGCTTTTATCATTTTATTAGCAGATAAAACAAAATTGATTGAGTACGCCCAGGTTCACGGGAGCGAATTAATATCAAAATTGTTTCATTGCAAATATTGTTTGGCCTTTTGGCTTGCTTTAATCATTAGTTTACCGGTATCAATCTATTATTTGGATTACCGGTTTTTGTTTATACCGTTATTTTCAACACCAATAACCCGCATGTTAGTATGAAAAAAATTAAAATAGGAAAATACGAGGTCGAATTGTACGACAGTATAGACGAGTTGTCAATGTTGAGGTTCCATAAATACAATAAAATGTTACTCATTGATGCCGGAATTGGCTCCGATCTTTCGGACTTCGACGCACGTATTGAGAAAGCACGGGTTTATTGCACAACCAAAGCCCCGGAACTTGCATTGTTGGAGTTGGATAATTTGAGGCAAACGGTTTATTTTATTCAATCCGGCATTAATACCAAACATTTGGCTTTTACCGTCCTCGTTAAGAGTATCGACGGAAAGGAAACCAACGATTTATCAATTGAGGGTTTGCAAAAAGTCCTCGAAATGTTTTCAGATATACCGCATACAGAAATGACCGCCCAAATGGAAGCGGTCAAAAAAAAAATAGATGAAGAGTTGCAAATGTATTTCCCAACGCTTTTTGATGATTCGAGCGTAAAAGAATATTACGACGATTTGTTGAGGCGAACAAAGTTAATGTTGCAAGCGATCATCAAAGGAGAGTGGGACGAGGTGCAAGCGGATATTGATAAAATAACCGTCGCTTTAATTACCTACAATAAACCAAATGTTTTTTCCGGTACTGAAAACATGGAGATTCAGCACGATAAAAGTTTTGAGAACATGTGTTTGTTGATTTCTCAAAAACTGCATGTTGACGCAAAGAGACAAACGGTTTTGGAGTTTTACAACGCATTCGAGTACATTAAACAAATGATGAAAACCGAGGCGGGGAAAACTAGGCCAAAATAAAGCGATTTAAGACACTTATCGTTTCGGACGACCAAATGGATGTAAAAAGAATATAAATTGATTACGCAATAAAAAGCGTTTGAATTAACACTAATAAAATGGCAGACGATAACAACCCGATTTATTACAAAGACTTGGTTAGCCCGGATAATTCAATTACCGATCTAATAAAGCAATTGGACGAGTTAAGCGACGTTTACGCAAATGCGTTAAAAAACATCAAAGCCGAGGCAATCCAATTAGCGGCTAATCTGCAAAAAGTTTCCGGCGCAACCGAAACAGGGAGAAAGTCAACCAGGGCGGCCGCAACGGAGGTTGATAAATTAGCTAGGGCGCAAAAGGATTTGAATTTTGCGGAAAGCGAAAACGCTTTGAAGTTGGCAGAATTGAAACAAGCCCAACGAGAGGCAAACGAGATTAACAAATTAACCGTTAAACTCAACCAATCGGCGGAGGGTAGTTATAATAAATTATCGGCTCAATACTCATTAAATAAAATTTACCTCAACAACATGACGGTTGCGGAGCGTGAAAACACCGAGGAGGGCAAAAAGCTTGTTGCCGAAACAAAAGCCATTTACGAAGAAATGGACAGGTTACAACGTGTTACCGGTAAGTTCACGTTGAACGTTGGTAATTACCCAGGCATGACAGAGGCGTTAGGTAATTACGGGGATAAGGTAAAGGAGGTGTTGGGATTAAACACGGCTTTTGGTAATTCTTTGGTAGCAATGTTTAGTGCAGCATTTGAGCAAAAGAAAAAAATGTTGGAAGAGGCACCGGCGGCGTTAACGATTACCGGAGGTGCAGCACCAACAACACCGAGCGAGTCGATCAATACCGACGGCATCGAAGAGGCGACCGTAATAACCGACGAATTGGGCGGTGCTTTGGAAACTGTACAGGATGGGGGAGAGGGATTAAAAGGAATGTTTACCAATTTGGGAACCAATGTAAAAGCATTCGGCCAAACATTACTTGGATTATTAGCAAATCCCGTGTTCCTTGTTATTGCAGGGTTAGCGGCCGCCGGTGCAGCGTTTAAATTTTGGTTCGATTACAACAAAGGTTTAATTGAAGCCACCAACCTAACCCAACAATTTACCGGATTATCCGGCGACGCAATGAAAGCATACCGAAATGAGGTGCAAGCGTTGGCCGATATGTACGACAAGGATTTTAAAGAAGTTTTGGAAAGTGCAAACGCCGTTGCAAAACAATTTGGAATTTCCCAACAAGAAGCGTTGGGGCTTGTAAAAGATGGATTTATTGCGGGTGCAGATGCTAACGGCGAATATTTGGAGGGATTAAAGGAATACCCGGCGTACTTCAAAGAGGCGGGATTGTCAGCGAGTGAGTTTATAGCGATTTCAACCCAGGCCAACAAATCCGGTATTTATTCCGATAAAGCAGTTGATACGATTAAGGAGGGTAATTTGCGTATTCGGGAAATGACTAAAGCCACGGCCGACGCTTTGACCGGTATAGGTTTAAATTACAAGGAACTCCAAACCAATTTGCAAAACGGTTCGATGACTACGTTTGATGTAATGCAAAAGGTTTCCGAAAAACTAAACGAGTTACCCGCAAGTTCGGCCGTTGTAGGTACTGCAATTGCCGATATTTTCGGCGGAGCGGGAGAGGATGCCGGATTGGAATATCTTAAAACCTTAAAAGACATTGACACCAATTTGGATAATGTTAAAGACCAGGCGGGAGAACTTGGAAAGTTGCAAGAAGATCAATTGCGAAGCCAGGCCGAACTAAACAACGTAATTGCGGCTTTGTTCGATTCGACCGGCGGCACATTTGAATCAATGACAGCCAGGGCAAAAACATTTGTCAACGATGGTTTAACGTGGATTATTAAAGGAATTGTTGATATAATTAATTACGGAATTAAACTTTATAATGATTCCGTTGCATTCCGTGTTATCATACAGGGTATAATTGCATATTACAATGTTCTTTGGACGGTTGTTAAATCCGTATTTACGTACATGATTGACACGTTAAAAGTTATCGGTAAATTATTACATGGTGCTTTTACTTTGGATTTCGACGAGATAAAACAAGCGTACATGGATTGGGGCAATAACGCCAAAAAGTTAGTTACGAATGTTGTTAACGGTACAGTTGATGCGGTTGTTAAAGGTGCCAAAGATTTAAACAAAAGGATTAAGCCGATAACAATTCCGGTTATGGTTGCTACACCAGGTACGCCGGCAGCACCGGCAAGCACCGGAAAAGCAAAAGCCGCCAATTATGATAAACCAACAAAAGACAATTCCAAAGATTTAGAGAAAGCCAGGAAAACGAATTTGGATTTAATGCGTAAATCCCAGGACGCACAATTGGAGTTGGAACAAAACGGATTTAAAAAACGAGAGCAACAAACCCGTCTTAATTTCAGTAGGCAAATAGAAGATTTAAAATATCAATTATTAACAGATAAGACTTTGACCGCCCAGGGTAAACAGTCAATAAATGAAATCGTTTCGTCTTTGGAGCAACAACAAACAATGGAGTTGGTAAAGTTGGAAGAGGAACGAAACATTGCGTTATTGGAAAAACAAAAGCAAGGGTTGCAAATCCGGTTGGATTCCGCCCGCAAAGGTTCAGAGCAAGAATATCAATTAAAACTTGAATTGATCGAAAAGGAACGCCAATTGGAGCAATTGCAAAATTCGGCAAAGCCGGTTGGGGAACAACAAAGTTCAACCGCTATTGACGCAAAATCGGATACTAAAAAAGTTGCCACGGATGACGAGTATTTAAAAACACAGTTAGCCAGGTATGACGCAATAAAAGCTTTGGAGCAATCCGAATTTGATTTATTGCGTAACTCCGAGGATAGAAAAACACGATTCCGTTTGCAGGCTGAAAAAGACCGTTTGCAAAAGATTTTGGAACTCAACAAACAAATGGGCAACAAAATGACGGAAACGGAAGTTAAAACCGTTCAGAATACAATTAAGAAAATCGACCAGGAAATTACCGACAATAAAAAAGACGAGAGGGGACGGGATATTTACGGGTTGTTTGGTTTGAATTTGGACGATGACGCAAAAGCCGCAATTGATGAAAGTATTTCTTTTGCTATGGGTCAAATGTCTAGTTTCTTAGATGCAAAAGTTGCAATGGCAGATCAAGCCGTTGCGGCGGCGGATAAAGAGGTTGACGCAAGCGAAAGGCGTTTGGATGCGGAATTGGAAGCCAGGGCAAACGGTTACGCAAATGATGTTGCCACGGCTCAAAAGGAATTGGACAACGACCGAAAAGCCCAGGATAAAGCCAATAAGGACAAGGCCAAAGCGGTAAAGCAACAACAAATGCTCGATACGATTTCGCAAACATCGAGTTTAATTACAGCATCCGCCAACATTTGGTCGTCTTTATCCGGCATCCCAGTTATTGGTGTAGGTTTGGCACTTGCTGCAATTGGTGTAATGTGGGGTTCGTTTGCGGCATCCAAATTAATGGCGAAGTCAGCAACCCAGGGTAATACAGAAAGTTACGGGGATGGTACATTGGAGTTTTTGGGCGGAGGTTCGCACCAATCCGGTAACGATGTTGATTTGGGAACAAAGAAAAATGGAACCCGCCGACGTGCGGAGGGTGGAGAGGCTTTTGCGGTTATCAACAAAAGAGGAACCCGCCGTTTCCGTTCATTTATTCCCGATGTTATCAACTCATTGAATAACGGTACATTTGCCAATAAATACTTAAAAGCTTATTCCGGTGCCGACGGATTGTCTTTAAATATTGGGGGCGGAGATTCCCCGGATATGAAACAAATTAAAAACGATGTTTCGGCAATTAAGGAGCAAAGCAAAAGAAAGTATTACACCGACGGAAATTCAACCGTTGAGGTTTACAAGAATTTAAGGCGTAGAATTAGAAACAATTAAAAGATGAACCCGAAATACAGATTTTTTATTTATCTAAATGATGACGACGATAACAAAAGGGTTGTCAATCCAAATTATAAATCGGACTTATCAAAAGATTACGATTTAGAAAACAATCAAAAGTTTTACCGGACTAAATTATCCGGTAAAATTTCTTTTTTAAGAGACGATTACGATTACATAATGGCTCAACCATTTGAAACGCAATACAACATTTTAATTGAGAGATCGGACGATTGGGGTTTAACATGGGGTTATGAATTTTTAGGTAAGTTTTTCAAAACGGATTGCAACGTTGAGGAGGACGATAAAAAATTAATTGTTCAACCCGACCCCGTGGATGATTACACCGAGGTATTGGCCGGATTAGATAAAGAATATAATTTAATTACTTTGGCACCGGTTATTGATCCTTTGATTGTTCAGAAACGCCCATTGATACAGGTTTATATACCGGGCGACAATGTTGTTTCTTGCTTTTTGGGCGGTAATTCATGGGAGCAAGACGCAAACGCAACCACCGACGAAATGGCATTGGTTGATAATTTCCATTTCGCTTTATGTAATTTATTAAAAGAAATTAATTTAACAATCAACGGCACACCGGTTGCGGCAACGGGATTATATACCGGTCGCATGAGTATAAGCACGGACGGTACTTTAATGACGGGACAGTTAAGAACAAGTAACCCCGATTATTATTTGGAGGTAACCCAGGTTAAAAGCGGGTTGTCTTGGATAACATTTGGTTCTTTCTTTTGTAATTTGCGTAGAACGTCCGACAATGTTTCGTTGTTCGCTTTTTCTACATCAACACCAGGTTCTTTTGATGACTTCGATTTTACAATGACGGCGGAAAATGGAGCGACCGGAACGGCTTTGTGTGAAATGAAAACATACAGGATTTACGCACGTTATTTATTGGATGTTGAAACAATCCAGGGTTTAAATACTTATCCATTGCCGGGAGACGATATTGTTGGGTATAATCGTAATTACCACCGTGCAATTGGTTATGCAATCGACGTTGCTTTTATATCTCAAAACTTTTCATTGGAGCCAACCGAATGGGGGCGGGCGGATAACCTACGTTACTACTTACCGCCGTATTCAATATTTGGACAAGCTTTTTACCCAATAGCCCGATCAACGTGGCGTTATGCCTCTTTATGGTTTAGCTTTGATCTATTCGATAATTTTATTGAGGTTGACGGCCGAAAGCGTTATTTGTTGCGGGACACTTATCCGATTTATTCGGTTATCAATATATTATTAAAACAGTTTTCCCCAAACATTACCCATGAAGAAACGGAGGCATGCAGCCAATTTTTATATGCATCGCAAAACCCGATCACTTACCAAAAGTTTAAATTATCAATAACGCCAAAAAGCAATGTGTTAACCGGTGCGTACACTCAACCGGCACAAAAGGCACCGGCGACATTAGGGCAAGTATTAAACATGTTGCGGGACACTTACCGTTGTTATTGGCATTTAGAAAATGGAAAACTAAGAATCGAACATGTTAGTTGGTACGAAAACGGCGGTTCTTATTCCGGCGGCGACGTTGTGGGTATTGATTTAACAACAATGATTAATATTCGTAATGGCAAAAGTTGGGCGTTCAATTCGTCGGCTTATTCGTGGGATAAAGTAGATATGCCGGAACGTTACCAATTTGGTTGGATGGACGACGTAACATTGGCGTTCGAGGGGTTACCAATACAGGTTGTTAGTAAATACGTTACGCCCGGTAAAATCGAAGAAATTAACGTTTCAATGTTTACATCAGACGTTGACATGATGTTGTTAAACCCGGACGATATGAGTAAAGACGGTTTCGCACTATTCGCAAGCGTTAACACAAACGCATTGGTTGAGCCGGACACGGGGTTTAGTGGTAGTTCGGGTAACAATGGAATTACAACACCAAAATATGCCTTAAAATCAGAGGTTTTGGGAATGGATGCGGTGGCCAGGTTCAACGCTTATTCAGAATTAGGTACAAATGTTAGGTTGGCTTTTTTTGATGGAAGCAATAACGAAATATATAGCATTGTTCTTGGTTTCGTTATAGGTAGTCAAGATTTTGTTGAACCGGTAACAATACCGTTAAATGCCGCAACGGTTGCTTTTGGTGTAGATGGAATTGGAGATTTTAGGTTTTATCAATTGAGCGTTGCCGAATTGCAGGAATTGCCATTTGTTGAGCGGGATATTAACGGCGTAACCTACTTTTTGCAAAACGGTTATTTGGCTTTTGTAACACTTCAACCTAATTATTACATATATGATTTACCGTCGTACAATGTTTTGATAAATGGAACCAATGCGTTTGTTGCCGGCATCCAAAAAAAGAAAAAACAAAACGTTGTTTTCCCGTTGAGAGGTTCGCCAAACATGACGGAATTAGTTAAAACTAATATTGGCAACGGAACAATTGACAAAATGAGCGTAAATTTACACAGTCGAATGACGAAAACAACATTGAAGTATGACACAGAATAACAACTTTAGCGTATTGCCTTTTTACAGTTCGATTGAGGAGCAAAACCACCGTAAAAGTTATGCTTACGGGAACATTTACCCGCTATTCACTCCAAAGGATAGATTGTTGCCGTTTCAGATAATAACCGATTCCGTATTTGTCGGGGATGTTGCAGTTACTTTGCAAATAACATCAGCTATGCTTTATAAAAAAACGGGGGAATTTGTGGCGGACATTACCCAGGGTATTAACGAAACCGGATTAGAGGTTGCAAGCTTTCCAACGTTTGGTTATGATATTATAGTTTATCCGGGGAACTTTCCGTTACCAATAGTTATGTTGCCAGGAATGTATTATATTGTTTTATCGGACGGAACCCGAAATTGGTATTCGGATATTTTCACGATGGTTAACGAAATAGGGGGATATTTAAAAATTGAATGGTACGACGTTGAAAACCTTGTTTTTGATGCCGGCCAAATAGTTTATAAAAACCCAGGTTTCCGAAATATTCTATATTTGCTAACTGAATTGGGAAAACCGGAATACGTGTTTGAAGAGGAGGGAGAAAACAGAGACGGATATTTTTTTGCAGAAAAACAGATTTCAGAAAAGACTTATAAGTTTACGGCATTAGCCCCCGAATACCTTTGTGACGTAATGCGATTTATCAGAATGAGTGATTATGTTTTGATTACCGATAAGTACGGGCGGAAGTATGATTGTGATACTTTTTTAATTACCCCTAAATGGGAGACGCAAGGCGACATTGCAAGCGTTGAATGTGAATTTCAAACGGCGACGGTCGTTAAGAAAATAGGCCAGGGCGCAACGATTATAACCGGCGGAGACTTTAACAATGATTTTAACAATGACTTTAACAATCAATAGAAAATGGCAAACAATCAAATTTTAAAAGATGCCATTGCGGCCGTAATAAAAGAGAACGGCAACAATGAGATTACCGGGGAAATAATGCAACAAGCATTAAACAGTATAATAAACCAATTTGGCGTTGGTTCGTTGTTTCTTGGTTTAGCAAATCCAACAACAAACCCAGGCACTCCCGATCAAAGAGTTTTTTATATAGCTGCACAACCAGGGGTTTACGCAAACTTTGGAGGGTATGAGTTGACGGGTACAAAATTAATAGTGCTTGATAATAAAACAGGCGTTTTTGTTGCTACTGTTATCATAGATTTATCTAAATATTTTTACCCGGATTACTTAAAAGATAATTCTTTGACTTATACGGGGCCGGAAAAAACAATATTAAATGCAATAAAGGTTTTGGATTTTGAGCCGGTAGCGGATGAACAAAGCCATGATTGGATAGTTTTATTAGTTAAAGCCAACCCGGCAAACATTATAATAAGGAATTTAACGGCGGCCGCAAATTGGGAATTGGTGTTGGAAGAGGAAAGTTTTACAGATGAAAGCGGAGTTAAATATTATAACGGACAAATAGAATACCCTTATGCGGATGCGGTTTTTAAGTATAATATTGGCGTTGATTGGTCGAAGTTGCCAAACGATTTTTCGTTTGACAATAATGCAACTAATTTACATGTAAAACCGGGAGGGTTTAGCCAGGGTTTAGCAATATTAAATGGCATTGAAAAAAGCAGCTTACCAAAATATTTATTAGATGATGACTTTTTATATTCACGTGTAGTTAGAAAAGTTATTTCAGCAATACCGGTTTTCGACATAGTAGTGCCGAATATTTATAAAAATGATGATTGGCGTTTGCATTATGTTGCCACGGACAACCCAACAGCGCCTTTAAATGCTAGTTACAAATTTAGTATAGAGATTAGAAACCTAACAACAAGCAAAGCGTATATAATTGTTCAGTATAACCAACCGGAATTGGTTTTGGCTCAACTACAAGGCTTAAAAACTTATGAGGGTAGGTTTTGGAGTTCAGACGGTACGCATTACATTGATTATAATATTCGTATTGATTGGGCTTTGTTAGGCGCAAACTTTCAATATGCGCCGCTTGCGCCGTCTGAAATAAAATTGAAGATCGGAGACAATAACATTACAAGCGGAATAAAACCAGGTTTTTACGGTAGTCCTTTAAGATACCCGGTTTCTTTTTTAAGTGGTAGAACCGCCGTAATGTATGGAACATCAATTTGGGCTTTGTCTTATGATATGCCGGCGGCAATAATTAAGAACGGAGGTAATTATAAAAACGAAGCAATATCAAGCGGATGTTATAGGAGCGGAGTTTCAACAGCTACACCCGAAACCAAAATTCCGTGGCCAACTATGTTAAGGGCTTTGGGAGATACAGTTGCGGATAAAGTTTATATTCTTGCAAATTGGGATAGCGTTTACAGAAACCTAGCATCTTTAAACCCTCCAAACCGTGCTTATTTCGACGGACAACATGAGGTAGAGGCTATACAAAGAGGTATTACAGATGCGGAGTTTTACATTAGTTGCAGCTATGAGCGTAGAATATTGCCATACTTAGACGGAACAAAGCCAATGCCGGACGTTTGGTATTTTGGCGCACCATATAATGACGCAAAGCCTTGGTTAACTTACGAGACGCCGGAACAATTTATTGAACAGCCGGTAAATCCAGTTGATAAAAACACATTCATGGGGGCTATGAATTTTTATATTGGCTTAATTTTGCAGTATAATCCGTACGCCCGAATTGCTTTAGTAGGTCATTACGAAAACCAATTAGTACCGAGAATTTCGCAAGGTCAAATTGCTTTGGCAAATCATTGGCAAATACCATTATTAAAAACATGGGAGTTAACGGGTTTTTCACAAAACAGAATACCAGGCACGCAGCACTTAAACGTTGATGACCCAGGGCGTGCAGCGTATGCGGGTGTTGATGGAACCGACCCAACAAAGGATATTACATGTTTGCAATGGTGGATTCCCGACAACATACACCCGGCCACATCCGCCCAGGCTCAAAACCTTTTATTAGATATACAAGCAAATTGGATTAGTAAAACATATTAAACAAAGCAGGGTTCTAAAACAGAACCCTCTTTTTGTTCGATGTATTTTATAAATTTGTATGACTATAAAACAAAGCAATGGCAATAGAGTTACCAAATAGTGAGCAAGTAGAGTTGGCGGACAAGAAAGGGGGAACCCCTTACATGTTGGTTGTGGCCGTAATTTTGTTGGGTATAATGACAACGATGTATTTTACATCAAATAAAACCAACCGGGGGGACAATTTAGCCGCAATTAAAAATTGTACCGACGAAAACCGGGAACTAAAAACAGAGAACAAACAGTTGCGAGCCGAATTATTAGCAACAATTAGGGGTGCAGCATTAGACAAACAGGAACTTAAAAAGAATACGGATAGTGTTATCCGGGAGGCAGCAAAAAAACATATCAAATAATTAAGGTTATGAAAATCGAGGATAAAACAACAACTAAAAAAACAAATTATCAACCGTACATAATAGCCGGGTTAGTGGTATTATTAGCGTGCGCCGTTACATGGGCAATCCGTGAACGAGGGGCAAAGGAAATTGCCAAAACCATTTCGGAACCTAGCAAAGTTTTAAAAGACCCAACCGCCCCGTCCGTCGATCAATTTATTGATTCGTTAAAACAAAACCACAATACTTTCGATAACACTAAAAATGTTGTTGGAGGAAAAGAAGTTGCGGTAAGTAAAACACTTGTTGATACCATTGCCAGGTTGAGCGGAATTAAACCCGATCAAATAACCGATTGGAAACAAATAGCAACGCAAACCGAGGGACGGGCATTAAAAGCGGAAAGGATGGTGGACAGCTTGCAGCGAGAAACTTTTTTTTACAAAGACAAGTATTTGCAATTAGCCTTTCGCAGAGGTAACCCGGCCGACACAACAGACAAAGGAACGTTTGATTTTAAATACGATGCGGATTTAAACGTTACTCAATACACAACCAGGGGTAAAATATTAGGATTGCCAATTGGGGCAAAAAAAAGCTATACCGATATTTATTCGAGTGACCCCAGGACAACAATAAAAGGATTAAAGACATTTACGGTTGAGCAAAAGCAACCGCATTACGGTTTTAGATTACAATTAGTAACCAATTATTCTTTTCGTAGAAATGCTTTACAATTTGGATTGGGTGCGCAAGTTGATATAAATAGATTTAGCATTGTGGGAACTCAATATTACAATCCGGTTGAAAATAATTTTAGCCCCAACATTGGAGCCAGGTTTGATTTAATTAGATAATTATGAATAAGAATTTAAAAAGCGTTTTACCATTCGCAAAAAAGTACATTGGTAGCCCGTATGTTTTCGGGGTTGTGGTTCCAAAAAAAGATCCTAACTATAAAGGGGCTTTTGATTGTGCCGAATATGTGGCATACGTTATTGCCCAGGTTTTGGAATTGATGGATTACGGGGTAAGATCGGGCGACGCTTATACCGGATTTTTCCAGGCCGACGCAAAATCGAAAGGCGTTATAATTACACCAAAAGAGGCCGCAAGTATTCCGGGCGCAATTCTTTTAAGATTCCCGGCACCGGGTGCAATTGGTCACATTGCATTTTCACAGGGAACCGGAAAAACCGTTGAAGCTTACAACACTAAAAAAGGAGTTATTGAAAGCGTTGTTGATGGGAGGCGTTGGGACATTGGGGTTTTATTGCCAGGTTTTGAATACGATGTTTTAAAAGAAGTTAAAACGGCGGCACCGGCGATTGTTTACAGGATTAAAACCCCAATGATGAAAGCCCCGTTTATTCAAACGGTACAAGACCGTTTAAAAAAGTTGGCATACTACAATGAGCCAAAAACAGATCAATATTTTGGAAACAATATGTTGGCAGCTTTGGTAAAGTTCCAAAAGGATAAAGGGTTGATTGTCGACGGTGAAATTATGCCAGGGGGAGAAACCGCCAAAGCATTGGGAATTTAATATTGAATAACAGAATTTATAAGGGGTAAGGCTAAACGTTTTGCCCCTTTTGCATTTAGCTAAAATAAAGCCCGTAAACGAATTAAAATGTTTGAACGATAAAAGTATTGCGGAAATATAGAAAAACGCTTAAATCGAATATTTAATAAAAATAAGTTTCTTTGGAACCAAAAGATTTGTTTTTTACAATATTTTAATAAATAAAAGAAAATTCTTTTGGTAATACAAAAAACATTATTACATTTGCTATACCAAAACACGACGGGGCGTTTTCCCCGGATTAAATCATTGCCTTTAACATGATAGACAACACTTATACCGGCCTTAATTATTCAACAAAAGAGATTAACCGGGCATTCAAAATTTGGGTTTATGGATTTGGAGAGGATGGAAATAAAATTGACACCCTTGTTGGCGTTTCCGGTTTAATTAAATTAATTGGCGTTGACTTAGCGAATACTTTTATTGATCGTGCATTTAATACAATCAATGATGATAAATGTATTTGCAAATTACGCCGTGGCATTAAAATTACATTTTACAATCACTAAAAACATGAATGAGAAAAACCAGGAATTTCTAAAAGTAGTTAAGCAACTACAGGAACAAAAAAAGCATTACGAATTAAGATTGTCGGCCGTTGCCGATAGAAAATTTTATGTGTTTGTTGTAAATGAGGTTTACGCATTAAAAAACGTAAAAGGAAAAACGAAACTTTGCCGTCCGTTGGAAGCGTCATTGTTTACAAAAAATGTTGCCGACGAAATTATGAGCAATGCAAAGTTCAACGACAAGAACGGACAACCGTTTATTCCGACCGGCGCAACATTGGCCGAAACTTATTTTTCGGGACTTATTGAAGAGGTAACGGAAACAATAAGAATTTTTGAACAATCAATTGAAACTTTAGAAAGTGAGGGTAAATAAAATGAGAAAATTAATTTTTATGATTGTGGCAACGGCGTTGTTCACTTCATGCGAAAAAAAGGAAATCGAATTGTTGGAGCCAACAAAAACAGAGCAAGCGGCACCGGGTAATGAGCCGAACGAAAGCAACAACTTTAATAACAACAAATATTGGTTGCTTTATAAAACCGGTAAATACGAATTGTATAACCGTGTAACAAAAACAGTTGGTCAATACATTATTGACGATGCGGAAAGGTTGTTGCGTATGCCGGCGACACAGTGGGAAATCCCGGCCGGTGCGCCGTATGTTTTCAATTTCAATACCGGTTTAAAGTTTGATAAAAAATTAATAAAGTAGCACTATGAATAATTTAAAAAGACTTAAAGACATTAACATTGGTTACTTAGTGTTAGAAAATAAGGAAACCGGATTTATTGAGGAGGGCGAACACCCGTTATTGGGGGAAAGGTATTTCAATTATAAATTAGAGAGGCCAATATTAACACCAAAAGACAAGTGCGTAATAACAAAGTTTTCTTTTGTTTATAAACCGGAAAGCGAATTTGATTTTATTTCTTTTTTGGATAGTGTGGTTAGTAGAGAGCAACAGATAAATTGGATAGGTTATACGGTTCAAAAACATTTATCAAACCATTATTGGTATAAGGTTACGTTAATTCATTATTCAGAATATGAAACCAATATTTTTTTGACAAATAAGTTTTACGAAAAGGACGAAAAATTGGGGGTGTAATGAGCAGGTTAGATAAAAGCAAGCAAGAAAAGTTGGAGCCGCAAAGAATGGCGCACGCTAAAAAGCAAATTGAGTTAATGGGGTTCGTTGTTTTTGAATTTGATAAAAGCACTTTAATTTTTCAATTTAAAGATCACGACGTTAAATATCATGCCTATTCTGGTTGGGCATCAGGCAAAAGCATTAAAGATGGTAGAGGATTGTCTAATTTGATAAATCAATTAAAATAAAAAACCCGGCGAAATGAGAAACGCCGGGTTTTAGTTACGCATTAACTTTGAGCGATTATTGCGGTACATCAAAAGTATATGTTTTTTCTGTCCAAACAAACAGGTAAAAGCATAAAAACATAAAACAAAAGAAATTACTTTTGGTAATTAAAAAAGTAATTTTATATTTGTGAACTATTCAAGGCGACCCGGCGCATTCCGGGAACATAAAGAGCGGATAAAATGAAAGTTCAAGAAAACAAAGTTCTTAACGCATTAGCATTACAGAGCAAACAGAACCCAAAAAAGTTATCGTTTAAGATTTACCAGGCTTTGCAGCAATGTAATTTATTGGATGAAATCGGGAATTATTGGGGTTATCTAGTAAAAGAAAGTTTGATTGATAACCCACGTTTTGAAACCTTTTTTTGGTTAACATCCATACAGCCGACAAAGCACAATGTAAAATTGGTTAAGCATTTAACAATTATGTTGGGAGACGATTGCCCATGTTGCGGCGGGGAAATGGTAGTTGATGACGACAAAACAGAATACAAACACACATCCGGGGACGGTTTCAACGACCCAATGGAATATGAGCCAATTTATGAGGTTCAAAGATGCAAGAATTGTAATTACTTAGAAAACTAAACCGAGCGGGGCGGTTCCCCGATTTTAAATAAATAATACGATGGGACAATTAAGAGTTAGCGAGGCAATAGCCAAAGCGCAAACAAATGGTAAGAAAGTTTATAAAAAAGATGTTGCCGCCCGTTTATGGGAGGGTTCAACCGAAAGTTCACAACAGGTTAATATGACTAATTTGTGTAACGGTACGACAAAGAAAATTGCGCCGGAATGGGTGGATATTCTTTGTGAAATGTTGGATTGCACACCAAATTATTTATTCGGTTATGAGGAGTAATTTTTTTGAGTGGTCAATGATCGTTGTTTTTGGGTTCCTGTTATTGGCAACATTGATTGGTTCATTTTGGAACCCCGGCCAATTGTTTATGAGTTTGATTTGCTCGTTAATGGTTGGTAAGGCTATTTTAAATTTAAGGAGGAAAGCGTAATGCCCAGGATAAACAGAAAAAAAGTCGATGCACAAATTGTTGCACCGGCACCCGCAGCAAAAGCCGACGTTGATTCGTTGGATAACTTCAATACTTTATTCCCGGAAATAAACGACGAGCAACGCACATTGTTAGCGTTCGAGGATATGGAGGCACCCGACGGGTTAATGGAAATTGCGCCCGGGTTAACCGTTGAGGAAATGAAACCGGCGTATTCTTTGATTGAGGCACCGGATAGAATTTGGCAATTAAATAGTTCGGGACACCGGTATTATTACCGATTCGACGAAAACGGAAACCCGCAATTTTTCCCGTCGGTCACAACCGTATTGTCTCAAACATTGCCAAAATCAAAATACCTTATCGAATGGATTGTTTCAAAAGGTATTGACGAGGCCGAAAGGTACAAAGAGGAGCGGGCGGATTATGGCACGTTTATGCACGGCGAATATCAAAAGCTAGTTATTTACCGTCAATACGATTTTGACGATTTAAAAAAGTCGCTTAAAAAGTACATGATTCAAAAATCATTGCCGGACGATTTCATTTACCACGCCGACGAACTTAAAAAAGATATTTTGGCATTGGCTCAATTTATAATTGATTATGATGTTAGGCCGATAGCGGTTGAAATTGCATTGGTACACCCGGTTAACAAGTATGCCGGAATGATTGATTTGCCGTGTACGATGTTGGAACGCATCGGAGGTAAAACCAGGATTAACGCAATTGTCGATTTCAAAAGCGGCCGAAAAGGATTTTACGAAGAGGCCGAAATACAATTGCACATGTACAAAGAAATGTGGAACGTAAATTTTCCAATGCACGAAATCCAAAGGGTTTTTAATTTTTCCCCAAAGGATTGGCGCAAACGCCCGTCTTACAACTTAAAAGATCAAACCGATAGTAAAAACGCTTTTAAAATTCCGGGCTTGCTGCACATTGCCGCCGTTGAAGATGGAAAAAAAGACAACATGTTTACGGCAATTTCGGGAACTATCAATTTGGACGACAATAAAAAGTTAACCGACAATGTTGTTTCCCTTACATTATCGGAGTTGGTTAAAAGCAAGCCTATAAAACAAGAAAAGCCAAAACCAAAAAAAGAAACCCAGGAACCGGAAATTGAGGTTGTACCGGATGTAACCGAAAAGCCGGAAACAAAGATTATCAAAAGAACGCCGGCAAAAAGCAAGGCGACCACCGAGAAAACAAAACAACCGGCAAAACAACCAAATACACGTCCGAAAAAAGAAAGTGCCGCAAAACGCATTAAAACAAGCGAACCGGAAAAAACAAAAGGCGTTAATTTATTAAAGGACGATTTAGAAATTTAACACGATGGCGGATTACATAAGAAAGGCGAAAAGGCGGGCAAACTTCACAACCGTAAACAATGATTATTTACAGGATTCCGGGTTGAGTTGGAAAGGTAAGGGTTTAATAACTTACATAATGAGTTTGCCGGACGATTGGAATTTAAATATTTCTGACTTAAAAAACAGATCAAAAGACGGGAGGGATTCGACGGCGGCCGGAATGAGGGAATTAATAGAGGCCGGATATTGTGAGCGTGGAAAAAAGAGAAACGAGGCGGGAATGTTTGTTGGTTATCAATATAATATTTCTGATTGTAAGGACTTTGAGCCAAAAACGGAAAACACGTTTTCGGACATACCACAAACTGAAAATCCGGTTTCGGTTAATCTTGAAACGGAAAACCCCAATTCGGAAAACCCAACACTAGTAAATACTAATTCTAATAATGAAACATTAGAACCAAATACTAATGATAGTAAAGCGACGCAAAAAGTTGCGTCTTTATTTCCCGAGATCGACCAGGCGGAGCAATTGAGGTTGCAAAACGAAGAGGAGGAAAAAAAGAAAAAAACTTTGTTCAAAAATTCGGCCGTTGCCAAAATGGTTACTTTTGTACGTAATGAGTTTGATTATTCAGTTTTTGAAAAACAGTTTCCCGGCGAAGAGTACGAAAAAATTGATTTGGTTTATTACTACAAATCCGTAAACGATTGGAGCGACCAAAAAGATATGAAGAGAACAAAGGCCGGTTGGTTGGCAACAATTCGTAATTTTATACGTGGGGATGCGGAGAAAGGAAAGTTAAAATTAAAAGCGGAGTTTAAACCGGAACATCAAAAAATGAATACCGCAAGTGCCTTAGATTATTTAAAAGAATACGACGATTAGAAAATGGAAAAGTTAACGGAAAAAACAGGCAGCACCCAGGAATTACAGATTGTAAATAAACAAAATGAGATTTCAATTTATAATCCGCAACCAGGAACAAAGGCAATTGATTTGCGCCGGAAAATGGCAGAGGTGCCGGAAGTTGCAAAAGCGTTAACCCAAATTGAAAAGGTCGTTTTTATTTCCTCAACCAAAAAGCAAATTGCCGACATTGACGATAAAACATTGGTCGAAAAAACAAAACCAATGTTCAAATACATTTGCTTAGATATTGGTTGTAAGATACCGAACGACCCGGAGGATTGGCAATATATATGCGCCCGTTTGTTCACGATCTTAAAAAGGTATTATAACCAAATGACTTTGGCCGACGTAAAATTGGCTTTTGAATTATCGGTTGCCGGGGAGTTAGACGAGTTTTTGCCCAGGTTAGCAAATGGACAAGCCGATAAAAACCATTACCAACAATTTAACGCCGAATATTTCGGTAAAATATTAAACGCATTTAAGCAAAAACAATCCCGGGTTTTCGTGAAAGCGCAAAACGCATTGCCGGCACCGGAAAAGAACACAACCCCGGAAGAGATCGAGCAGTTAAGAAAAAACCACAACGATGTTGTCGATTGCTGCAAAATGATTTTTTTGCGATACAAGTATTTTGGAAAATTTGAGTTAACCGGTTTGGAATACATGTTTGTTTTTGATTGGCTTTTAAAATCAAATTTGGCCGACGAAGTAAAGGGAACCCAGGAAGATAGGCAACGGGCGTTTTCTCTTTATTTAAAACGCATTGGTTCCGGCATGGGTTCACGATGGGATGCCGTGCAAGTAAGACGGGAGGGAACCGAAAGCACCAAATTAGATTTTACGGTTTTTGAGATTGCCAGGGATAAAGAAATTAGAGCCGCTTTTGATCGAATGATTGACGAGGGCATTTACATTAACGATTACTTAGATTATAAATAAAATGAAAGTTGATTGCGTAATTGGCATTGACCCGGGAGGTTCCGGCGGAATTGCAGTTTGGAAGCCAAACGGATATTTGAATTGTGTTAAGATGCCAAAGGACTTAACGGATTTAAAAGCCTTTTTGGAACAATACAAAACCCATTATAACCCGATTGTCTTTATAGAGAAATTGAGCGTTCGCCCGGACGATGTAAGCGTTACTAATGGAGTTGCCAACATGGGTAAAATGTACCGCATTCAATCAATGATGCAAAACTTTGAGCAACTAAAGGTAACCGTACATTTTTTAAATATCCCATACGTTTTGGTTCATCCAATGAAATGGCAAAACGATCTAAAATTGAGGATTAAGTTGAAAGGCAAAAAAGAGGAAACGGCCGACCGTAAACGTAGGTTTAAAGAAATTTCCGGGAGACTATACCCGGAATTTGTGCCGACGTTATGGAGTGCCGACGCAACATTGATAATGCACTTTGCCCGCTTAATGCTGCAAACCAATCAAAAATGGATTTTGGAAAACTTACCCACTCCAATGCACAATTTATTATTTTAATTACCATGAGCGACAAAAAGAATATTGAGGATGTAACCGTTGATGATTTATTTAAAGTGGTTAGGGAATTACGATTTAATCAACGTCGTTTCAAAAAGTCGTCGGCAACCAGGCGGGAAAAAATAAACAAAACTTTGGAGCCATTGGAAAACCAGGTTGACGAAATGGTTTCATTGTATTATCAGAGACAACAAAAATTATTTTAACAATGAGCGAAAAATTAAAAAAGCATCCCAGGCATTTGTATTATGCCGTTGAGGATGGTGTTTTATGGAGTGTTTACCATACCATAAGAGGCGAAAGGACAATGGAAATTGGATTTGTTGAGGGTTTCCCCGATAAAGACAGATTGGAGGAAAAGGATTTTGAGGAGGTGGAAAAAATTATAAAACCATTTTTTTAAATAAAAATAGTTGTATAAATTTTGTATTACCAAAAGTAATACTTTAATTTGTGACCAACAAAGAGCGATAGCGACCCGGCGCATTCCGGGGAAAAAATAAAAATGAGAAAAAATGATTATCAAAAGATTGGAATTATCAAATTTCCAGGTCATCAAAGATTTTAACGCCGATTTCGAGGGCAATGTGTATTTCATTACCGGGGATAACGAGCGAGGCAAATCAACAATTTTAAAAGCAATCGGGGTTTTATTGGGCGGAGATCGTGACGAGTTGTTGAAAAACGGCGAGGAAAAGGGTTTTGCAAAAATGGTTGTTGGAGACGACGGCGAAAATTACGACGTTGATTTGAGGTTTACAAAAGCAAATCCACGTGGTACAATTTCCATCAAGTCACAAAAAACCGGTATGAAGTCCGATAAAATCAGCATGCTACAAAGCATTTTTGGTTATGTTGAGTTTGATGCCGTGGAATTTTCCCGTTGGTCGGAAACGGCGGAGGGACGACGAAAACAAGTTGCGGCCGTTAAAGCGTTATTACCCAAAGAAGTTATTAAGCGTATTGACGAAATAGACAAAGACGTTGCAACCAAAAGGGAAACCCGCAAGGATGCCAACGCAGAGGTTAAAACATACACCGCAATTTGTACCAAAGCAGAGGCAGAAATTAAACCGGGGGATGTAAAGAAATACGAAAAACCAATTGAAATTTCGGCATTAATGGAAAAGCAAGCCGAAAACGCACAATTGATTGAGAAAGCAAAAACGGTTAGAGAATCTTTAAAATTGAGAACCGAACAATTGGCAGCAATTCCGGCACGTCTTAAAACTTTAAAAGAGAAATACGAAGCGGATGTAAAAGCAATCAAAGCGGAGGAAACCGATTTTAAAACCCGTAAAAAGAATGCACAGGAATGGATAACTAAATACGAGGCCAACAACCCGGAAACCGACACGACCGCCGACCAACTTAAAAATTCGGAGGAACATAATAAACAACATGCAAAAGTTGTTGCCTATAAAGCCAATAAATCAGAATTGGACAAGGCCACTAAAAAAGCCGACAAAGTGGACGGCGAAATTACCACGTTGTTAAAAGAACGTGAAACACTTATTTCAACAAGTAAATTACCAATCGACGGTTTAACTTTCACGGATGACGGATTGGAGTTGAACAACGTGCCTTTCGTTGAGGGCAAAGTGTCGGATTCTCAAATTATGGAGGTTGCCGCCCGTCTTGTTATTGCTACTAACCCAACCGTTAAAGTCTTTAGAATTGCCAGGGGCGAAAGTTTAGGCGAAAAACGTTTGCAATCAATTATTGAAATTGCGCAGAAAAACGGATTTCAAGGTTTCATTGAAGAGGTTAAAAGAGGTCAAGACGATTTGGTTATTGAAGAGTATACCGAAAATTAATTTATTCCGGGGCAAAGTTCTTTTTGCCCCTTTAAAATCTCATTGCCATGAGTGAATTTGAATTATTAGTGTTAGAAATGCGCAAGGCTCAAAGCAAGTATTTTAAAACCCGAGATCGGGCGGTTTTGGATTTATCGAAAGCGTTGGAAAAAAAGGTTGACGAGTATTTGAGCAATAAGGCGGAACCAAAATTGTTTTAATGAAAAGCAGAGAAAAAACAGTTCCCGGAACAATAACCAAATCCGGCGGGCTGCAAATGTTTATGGGGGAGTTAAACGAGTTTTTCAAACAACACCCAGGTTGCCAGGTTATAGCCAATTTTAAGGTTTTAGCCAAAAGCCCGTCCGAGGCTTTAAAGGGATATTACTTTAATTATGTGGTTCCCGAAATGAAACAAGCAATTTGGAGTGTTGGCGGAGAAAGGAAAACCGACGAGCAAACCGATATATTTTTGCGCCAATTGTCGCCGGTAACAATTAACCAGGTCGTTGACTTAAAGTCGGGTAAATACGAAAACTCAATAAAAGAGATTTACGATTTATCAAGCCCGGAACTTGTCGAGCATATAGAATTTATAAAGCAGATTGCCGCCGAGGAGTACGGGGCATTTATCGACGACCCAAAACCATTATAAAAATGATTTTATCGGATATTAGTTTAATGCCTCAAAAGGGAAAATTTAAAGGCGTTGAAATGGAGAAAGTACCATATTGGTATTTACTTTGGTTAAAAGATCAACCGTTTTGTTTGCCGGATGTAAAGGAATACATCAATTACAATATGGACGTTTTGTTGGTCGAAGAGAAAAGAAACAAAAGAAATTAACAATTTAAAAATTATCAAAATGAATACAATTAATGACATTTTATTTTTTGATGCGGAAACAACGGGATTACCGGAAAAGGGCGCACAATGGGAAAGCGATTTTAAATATTACCCAAACATTGCATCGTTAGCGTGGATTTTTGGCGGTGTTGAAAAACATTACATTGTTTACCCGGATGGTTGGGAAATTCCATTGGAGACAACAGCAATTCACGGAATTACCACCGAATACGCATTGGAACACGGAACTAAAATTGATATTGTTTTAGCCGACTTTGCGGAGGACGCATTGAAAGCCCCGTTTGTGGCCGCTCATAATATTTACTTTGATTCGTCCGTGGTAAAAGCAAACGTTTTAAAACATTTAGGTCGTCAATTTTATGACGAAATGCGTTTTGAGGATGGATTGTATAAGGGCAAAAGAATTGATACAATGATGAAAACAATTAAATTTGTTGGCGCATGTTACGAAAACGGACGGCCGGGCAAATTTCCGAGACTTGAAGAGTTGCACGAAAAGTTGTTTCCAGGCGAAAAATTCGAGGCTCACAATTCGTTGGAGGATTGCAAAGCATTACAACGTTGTTTACCTCCGTTAATCGAATTGGGAATTATTCAATTGGCACTTAAAGAGTATGGAGCGGATAATAAACCGGTTCCAAAAACACAAAATAAAATAGATTTCAACCAACCACCGGTAATTATTCCAGGTGCAGAGGTTGAGAATGTGCCGGAACAAAAGCCGGCGGCGCAATTTAAAAAGCGTGAAACATTAACGGGAGAGCCGGCCAAAGGATTGGAGGCAACCGCAACCAAAAGTTCCAACCCTTTGTTGGATAGCGACGAGTTTTAAAAAACCCGAACCGGGGCGGTTTCCCCGGTATTAACTCAAATATTTGTTATAATGGCAAAAGAAAAAAAAACAATGTTGATTCCGACGGAACAACAATTTGCATTGTCAAAAGTTAAGTTGGCAAAAAACGGAGGTTTAACCGTTCATTACGAAGTTACCGAGGTTATTGGAGAGGAGAGTTACACCAATAAATTTTTGGTTGAAAGCGCAAAGGATATACACCCGGATTTAAAAACGTTATTCGATCAGCTAAAAGCGATCAAAGGTCGAATTTTCCACCTTACAACCTTTTTGTCTTTGGTTGAAATGCCGGACTTTAAAGCAACTGTTAAGCAAAAAGAATTGGCACGTACATTTGCCGAAAAGATTTTGGAAAACATCGAAGTTCGGGGCGTTTCGTTTTCGGGTCAAGACGATAACGTTGGTATTGTTTTAACCGGTTTGATGACAAGCGGAAACAATCAAAAAACCGCTATTAATTCCCCTCGTTTAAAATTCAATTCCGAAACATACGGGTTTGAAGAGGAGTTGGAGGAAATCAGCGGGAAAATAGAAAGCGAGGTTTACGAGTTTTTATTTAAAGGTAAAAAAGCCCAATTGGATTTGTTCAACGGTAATGCACCGGATGACGAAACAAACGACGACGAAGTGGAACATGAACAGGTTGAGGAGTTCCCGGACGTTGACGACCCGGCCGATACTGATTTGGAAAGCCCGGGCGAAACCGACGAAGAGAAATATTAAATGAGTGCGTATTTGATAACCGAATTGGCCGAATACGAACTTTGCGTTAAAAGGGGGTTCGCCCCCCTTTTAGATAAAAACTTTGAGATCGAAATAAATTTGCGCATTCAAATACAACGGGAGTTTTTCGGACATACCATTTTGGGACGGGGCAACATTCCCCAGGGAAACGAAAGGTTTTACCGGTGGATGTGGGAAAACAAAAAACATTATTGCGAGGAGTGTTTGCGGCCTTTACAAAATTATTGGTCGGGTTACATTTCCCATATTTTAACCAGGGGCGCAAATCCCGCAATTGCACATGACCCCCGAAATATTAACATCCTTTGCCATACTCACCACGATAAATGGGAAACCGGTAAACGTAACGAAATGCGTATTTACAAAGGCAACATTAAAATAATCGAATTACTACAACGCCAATACAACCAATTAAAAGCATGAGACTAAAAGGCAACACTTTGAAAATTAATAAAAGCCATTCCAGGTTTGCGGAGGCATCCAAACAGTCAATAAAAAAAGATCTTCAACACCTACACCGTAAACCGGAGCAACCAAAGCCGGAAAGGAAATTGGAAATTGAACCGGGAGCGGAACGCCGTATTATTCATATAAACGAAAACGGGCAATATTCAAAGTTTGCAAAATTGATAGTTGGCAAATTGGTTAAGTTGGTTCGCAAATCGGAATTTGGTAATTCGTGGTATTGCGAATTTGTTTTTGATGACGACCGAAAAGCGTTAAACCGTGCGGCTAATTGGTCGGACAGAAAAAAGGAATATTTGTTTGATGGGTTAAAATTCAAGTAATGAGAGTTAAGCAACCGGAACCGTTCGATAAAGACCGAGAATATAAAATTGGCGAACGTGTAATTTACCAGGGCAAAACATTGATTTGCGTTAAATACACCCCAACACCAAAATGGTTAATTGAAAAATTCGGGGATATGTATTTCCAATTTGGAATGTTACCAACTCAATGCGGTATGTGCCGGATTAAAGAATATAAGGATTGCAAAGGTGTAATTGATTCGCCGTGTTTCCGTTATAGCCGATTAGATCGAAAAAACATAAATTTTCAATATTTAAGAACAAATAAAAATGAGCGTAAATAAATTAACACTATTGGGAAACCTAACAGCCGACCCACTTATTAAACTATTTGATAACGGAGGTAAGATTGCACAATTTGCGGTTGCAACGAGCGACAAGGCGTTTAAAACCGCCGACGGTAAAGAGATACCGGAACGCACAGAGTACCATAATATTATCGTTCGCAATAAATTGGCAGAGATTGCCGAAAAATATTTGCGAAAAGGTAACAAGGTTTATTTGGAGGGAACATTGCGTTATCGTAAATACCAGGATGCAGAGGGAAAAGACCGTTGGGTTACCGAAATCCATTGTACCACCTTTGAAATGTTAACACAACGCCCGGCGGCCAACACTCAACCCGCAGCAACCGAAACCCACACGGAAACAACGGACGGCGAAAACGACGATTTACCATTTTAAACAAAAGCCATGAACGAATTTAAAAAGATTGACCCGCTAAAAGGGTTAAATAAAAAGCAGGTTCGATTTATAAATATAACCATTGTTGCAAGCATCGTTGCGTTGGTTACGTTCCTTGTCGGCTTGCTAATGATGTTATACGCAATATTAATTTTCAACCAACCATGCAATTTGAAATAAAACAGTTCAACAAAGAAAAACACGACCGTTGGAAAGCCTTAACGGTTAAGCAGCCATACGCAACCGATTTGGTAACCGTGGCATATAAAGAAAGTGAAACCGTTGAGATCGGGGTAAAATCCATTGAGGTGCGAAGCAAAAACACCCATTACCGTGGGGATGTAATGATTTGTTCGAGTGCATCACCGGTATTGCACGGATTGGAAAGCGGCGTTTGTTTGGGATTAGTCAATTTATACGACGTTAAGTTGTGCAAAGACTTTACCCCGGAGGATTGGGAAAACACCCGAATACCGGAGGCCGAACAACATAAATATAAAAAATGCTTTGGTTGGATGATGCGCAACCCACGCCGTGTAATTGAATACCCGGTTAAGGGGCAATTGGGTTTGTTCCATTTGGTTTATACAATCGACACAATAACCGAATACCCCCGCACCGTGGTAATGGATAAAGCCGGTTACCGTCTTGCATCAAAAATTGATCGTTCACAAAAAGCAAATAAATAATTATGGTAGTAGTAGCCAGGTATAAAGGAAAAGACGGTTTGAAAGGATATAAAACCGGTCAAACTTATTCAATATTGTTTTCAACATTGCACCCAGGATGTGCAATAAAAGATTACCAGAGAAAAGGAGTACACCAGGGGGAGGGAACATTGATTTCTTACCCGACAATGCGTAAATTTTTAGATAATTGGGAGGTAACGAAATAATGAAAAACGAGCCATTCACAGGTAAAAAGGAAAAAGCAATTGTTGTTGCGACCGGGGAGAAAGTAAAAGTTACTTTACTAGCATACGGAGTTTACCAAAACGTAAAAACGGGCGACCACTATTATATCGACGAAATTAAAGTTATTCCCCGCCGGCACATGTGGCAAATTGGATTTACAATTTGGCGTGTTGGGTTTTTCATTTTCGCCCGGGAATACTTCAAATACAATATTTGGTATTTAATCCCAGGCATTCCGGTAAGTGCGGTAAATGGTTATGACCGGTACGTTGATGCGGAGATTAAATTTTTATGCTTTGGGTTAGGTATTCGGTTTATTTGGGTAAAGAAAAAATAAATCAAAATAAAAAGAAATTCTTTTGGTAATATTAAAAACGTTTGTATATTTGAGAACTGAAACGACGGGGCGTTTTCCTCGGATATAAAATTGAGCGATATGAAAACTATTACAACAGAAATGTTTTTCGATTATTTAGAAAGCTTGGATTTGTTCAGGTGGAAAATAGTAGAAAATGAAAACGGCATGGAGGCTATAATTGGACAAGGCACTAAACCGAACTTAGAAAATTTTACACAGGTGCAAAGACAAAAGGATGGTACTTTTTGGGTAAGACTTTCTAATTCAGATTATTTCAACAACTCTATAACGAAAGGATTTTTTAATTAATTTTCAATTATGAGCAAGAAGTTTAACAAATCAGAATTGGCAGATAAATACAAACAAGGTCATACCGGTAAAGCGGCAAGCCGTACAGGTTGGTATAAATACGGTTCAATGAAAGGAGTTGCAAAAGACCCTTTTGAATTTGCAAATTCAAGTCAATACGCAAAAATGAAGCGCAAAAAATAGCGTCCCGCTTTGATACGGCAACCGCCCCGCTCCGAAAGTTGCGGGGTTTGTCGGTACTAACCTTTTAATAAATTTGATATGATGACATTTTTAATTATTTACGGTATTGTTGTGGTTATTGGAATTACAACAATGATTGTTTCGGTTGCTAACGCAGAGTATGCGCCCGACGACTTTTAAAGAAAACGATTAGCATTAAGCGCAACGCCAAACCCGGCTTGCGCTTTTTGGGTGCCGGGCTATTCAACCGGTCAAATAAAAATGAGCATTGGAACGTTAACCCCTTTCGATTATGATTTAATTGCAATGATCGAAAACATTACAAAAAACAAAGTAACTACGTATTTAGAGGAGGGTTATATTAGATTAGAATTTTCTGTTTTGGCATTTGAAGAGAAATTTGTTAATGCAATCAAAGATGCCGTTGCCGGCCGAATTGGAGACAAATTTATTGGGTTCGAGATTGAGGACGAACACCAAAACGAAATTGTTGTTTCTAGTATTGCCAAAGTTCGTTTTGATAGCGACCCGGAACAATGGCCGACACAAATTAAATACGAATTAACCGAACCAATAAGCGTTGACAATTCAACATTTGCCAGGAAAGCAAAAGAGGTTGAAGCGGTTTTGTTTGGTCGTGACAATATCGAAAGGATTTTGGAGTTTACCGGCGGCGGTACCTTAACAATTCCCGTTGCGCTGCATGAGCCGGCAACGTATGAGTTCCCAACCGAAAACGGCGTATTGATGACAGTTAAGGAGGGATTTTATATTGTTAAGGAAAAAACGCATTTTTACCTTTTGAGCAAAAAGGATTTTGAAATTGATTTTGAGCGTAAATAATTAATCCATAAATAAAAATGAGACCTATTACATTTCCCCAGGTTACCGACCAGGTAGCAAAAGACCAACCCGAATACATCACATTACCGGCGTATTACGGACAGTTGGGCGAACACCCAGGACAAACCGGTTTAGTTACTTGTTTCGAGTTAACGCCGGAAGAGATCGACAACGTTGTTAAGTTTGGTAAAATTTGGCATACGCAATTAACTTTCGGCCATGCAATGCAACCAATTATGCTTGTTGCTGCAAACGACTTTTTTAATTTGGAAAGCGACAAGGAACCGGCAACCACTAAGTTGGATTTGCGAAACCTTGAAAGCATACGTTTTGAATGGTCGAAAAAAACATTTCCAGGTGCAACAACTCAAAGTGCTTTAGAGCATTTAAAAGACGAGATTAAAGAGATTGAGGCCGACCCATCGGATGTTGTGGAATATGCGGACGCACTAATGTTGTTAATGGAAGCGGCCGCCCGAAACCAAATTACAGTCGATCAAATTTTGGTTGCATTCCAGGAAAAGCACCAAAAGAATACGACACGTAAGTGGGTGCAAAATGGTAACGGTTCATATTATCACATTAAGGAGGTTTAAATATGAATGAGGATAGAATAATTGGCGGCCTTTGGGTTGTTTGCTTTTTTATTGTGGTTTATTTACTCCTTTTGCTTTGGAAAGCATTTATAAAATTAAGTTATGATTACCCGGCAACCAATCAAAGTTGGAGGGTTGGAGATTTTCGGCATTACTTCGATGGTTTACCCGACGATATGCCCGTTATTCTTTTGGATGTTTCAACGGATGACGAGGATTGTAATTACCACTTTACTAACGAAGAGATCGAAATAAACGACTATTATATTTTAGGAAGTGACGACGCATTGGAGGGAATACCCGCAGGTAAAGCGGTTTATTTACACTTCGATAATCGTTTGAATGAAAACCCAATAAATTAATCTTATGTGCTGCATTAAAAAGAAACGCCGGGTTAGGTATAAAAAACGGCATAGTGCCGGCGTTGCAATCGAATACGGTTGGTTTGTCGATTACGGGTTGGATGTTATAGAAACCAACGAAACAATCGTTAGTTATACCGTTGCCATTATTGAGAATGAGCGAAACGGCATCGAATTGGTAAACGTTAACGATGTTGAATTTGTACCGTAATGGTTGTGTTTGCGGAGTGGATGAAAAAGGGCGCATTGGTAAGTGTTTTTGATAAACACGGAGTTATTACCAGGGTTGAAACCGCAAGGGTTGACGGGATAAAAAACGCAAAATTTATTTATGTAATGTTGGCCGGGGGTAGGTTTTCAAACCCATATTACCCGGCCGACGTTAAGCCAATCAAAAAATAATGGAATTGGATTTAAAAGAATGGTTTGTTTGGTTTTGGGAGGGTAAGGAAGCCAAACCGGTTTTAATATCAGACGAAAAGGTTAAACAGAATTACCCGGAATTATTATTTAGGCACAAAGACAAAGAATTTAAAGTTGAGTTTTACAATAAGTCCGACTTTGCGGCCGCCCGGGATTCCGGCATTTATGTTGAGGTTATAGTGTCGCCAAAAAGTAGTCCCAGGATAAAAGCCCGGATTGCTCATAAAAGAACCGGCCAAACAGAATTGACCATTAAAGAGGCTTTGGAGAAATTGGATTTAGTGCATTGGTATTTTATCCACCGAGGTAAACAATTGAGTAAGGAGCAAACAAAATTGCTTTTAGAGTGGGCGGATTTCATGGATATACCCACGACTAAAGGAATTGAAAAAACAGATATTGACGATTTAATAAAACTTTAAAAAATGAGAAAATTAATTTTAGTAATGCTTTTGATTTCCGCATTTGGAGCAAAAGCCCAAACCGTGCTTTACCAGGTTAAAAAGCAAGTAACCATTGAAACCAGGGATTTCGAGATTATCAAATTGGTAAATTCCCCCAGGTGGTTTAAAACAAAATCCGGCATTTACCGGGTGTCGATCAAATTAAAAGATCGTGCGGAGGTTGAGAATAAAATATTGTATTACCTAAATAGAAAAAAGTAATGGCTTGGATATTAATAACAAAGGACAACATGCCGCAAACCGAATGTATCGGGGCAATCCTTAATTCAAAAGGTAAATCTAAAAAGCAAAGCACCGGTTTAATGAATTACGACCCGGAAACCGAACAATATTCAATAAACGGCCTTGTCGGTATTACTCATTTTGATATGGATATTTACAACCGGGATTGGATAATTGAAAACTCAATAAGTGTAATTACACGGTATAGAAAAGGAGAGTTAACGTTGAGGGCTTTGCATTACCAATTGGTTGGTCGTGGAATGTTTAATACAATGCAGCATTACAAAAGGGTTGTTTCTGCTATGGAGGTTGCCAGGTGGAGCGGCGATGTTGCGTTTGATACGTTTACGGATTTAGAACGAACAATGGCCAACAAAACCAGGGCGGACGAAACGGATTTGGACGAATCAATTGAGGAGGCAAAAGATTCAATTCGTCTTTGGATGAATTATTATGCTCGCAATAGATGGGAAAACCAACCAATATACCCGGAAATATTTATTGAGAAAAAAGCGTTGCAAATGATGTTTCAAAACACGGCGGACAGAAACGACATTGCATTGGGTGCCGTTAAGGGTTACCCGTCGTTAACTTTTCTTTATGAGGCATCAAACAGGTTTAAGGAAATGAACCGGAGGGGTAAAAAATGTGTTATCCTTTATTTCGGAGATTACGACCCGAGCGGGGAGGATATACCACGAAGCATTGAAGAGAACATAAACCGCATGGGTGGTAATGTAGAGGTTCGAAGATTTGCGTTGTTTGAACACCAGGTTTTGGAGTGGAATTTGCCACCGGCACCAACAAAGGACACGGATAGCCGAACGGCCAATTGGGACGGATTGGGGCAAGTAGAGTTGGATGCAGTAGATAGGGATGTTTTACAGGAACTTACCCAAAGCGCAATTGATAGTGTTTTTGACGTGGATTTGCATAACGATTTGTTAGCCCAGGAAGAGGACGAAAAAATTGAGTATGTAAAACAATTAAAAGAATACATTAACGAATTATAAAACCCAATAAAATGATTACAGTAGTAACA